TCGCATAGAAAATATGTAGGTTGCAGACTTGAATCATGTACTACAACAAAATATTTCGTTGAATCGTACTCCCATATTTTACTAATTAAACCAACACTGCGTTTAATTATTGCAGTTGATCCCATAGTATCTGCAGAAATATCATATACTGCCCCTTTAACTTGATGATCATACGTATTTGTAGCGTTCAGCGTGTAGATTATCTGCAGATCACCTGCCTGCATCACTATCATTGAACAGTTGTCAATTTTCGTTGCAGTACCTTCAACCGTATGCGTTGCTTCAACTGTTAAAAGTGAAGTCAATCGTTTAATTTTTAGCCCTGCAGAACCACTGGTGGACGCATAGGCAACGTAAATCCGTTCCTGGTCAGTTGGATCAGTGCTGACAGTATCTTTGCAAAGTGTTATCGAATCTGTTGCATTTGTGGATAATATAGTAGTCACCCCTGGATACCCATTGCCCGGTTGACCGGCAACTCCATTTACGGTGAGATAACCAACGTCGATCCTAGTTGATCCTGAGTTGTTGTAAGCAAAAATCGCATCCCCTGAAGTTTGGTCATCATTATTGACGGCAACGTCATAAATCGGATTTGTATTATTAACAACAGATGAAATAGTATTAGTCGTTTTGAACGCAACTGGATTATTAACATCAACTTGAACGCATTTTAAAACATACGGAGTTGCAGACGTATCCAAATAACATAGTGAAGGATTTGCTCCTAGTGCAATACATCTTGGATTAATTGCAGTTGCGTCAATCAATGTTGCTGCCTGGAAAACCGCACCTGAATCTGAATCGATGACTGAGCAATAAATACCCTCTAAAACAGATGCAGTTGAGTATTGCTCCCATGCAAATAATTGCAGGCCAGACGCAACACAAGAGTCCTGGTTCTTTGCTTCACTGGTATTTCTGATAACATCATCAGAATCTATTTTGACTGACTGAAATCCGCCTTTATCTGTCCACCTGGAAACTGAGGACGAGTAGCTATATAATTTAGATCCACTAAATTCCAGCAGCTCATCCTGGAATGATGTTAATCCATCACCAGACGAGAGTAAATCGGTTGTTCCTGAAATATTTTGGGAGAGCGCAGTGTAACCTAAACGTTTTGAAATCTGCGAACCTACAGTGTACCTGCCATTTTGCAAGTCTGTAAGTTTCGGTGTGAGTTTTGGATCATTTTTCGTGTCTAATCCTGAAACTATGTCAACCTCAACCAGTGTTTTTTGTAACGGCATTTTTTTCTTCCTTGGTTAATTTAGGTGACATATCAACCAGGCATTGACGATAACCTATCAATCGCTGCTGGCGGGTTGCTAATTCATTTATAGTTGTTGCTATTTTTTCGAGTTCCTCATCCGCTACCTGGATCTGTTCATCCAGTGATAATTTTTTTGTCATTTATTTTGGATTGTCCGTTTTTACTTTATTTAGAGCTTTATACCACTTACCGGTTTTGTCACCCTTCCCTGCTGTCATGTCATGGAACAACAAGTCAAACTGCTCTTGCAATTCAGGATACAAAACTTCCCTGTCCCTCTGGTATTTTTTAGCAGTAAAATCCGCCTCCAGTTCTGCTTTTTTGGAAGCAATTTCTGAGTCGGATGGAGGTGTCTGACCGTCATGGTACTTAACGTGTTTTCCCTCAGAATCTCCGGAAACTTCTCCGCCAACCAGATTTATAATAGCTTCAATTCGTGTTATATCACTCATGTTATCCCTGGTATCCTATTACTGAATAAACTTGTGGTTCAGTTGCACTTGCTTTTGTATAAATCGTTGACTGGGCACTCGAACTTTTCATTGCAATCGTCAAATAATTAGTCTCGGTTGCAGATGCAACAAATCCTCCAACCAAAATTTGCTGAGTCAACCTAGCACCCCATTGCGAAGAGGACGCTACTAAATATGCGCCAAAATGCGAAGCACACAGTAAATCACCAAGACTTGAAGTATCTCCATCGTCTTTATCTGTACCTTTGTACAAATTAAAATACCCTCGTCTTTCCTGGGAAGCACTACCTGTAGCGGCTATATATGCTTGCAACGTACACGTGATTACGTAAGTATTTCCGCTTATGGTTGCAAATGGCGTTGAGTCTGCAATCACTGTAAACGAGGTTGATGTCGTTGAATACTCGTTGACTCCTGAGTTGAATTCCGTCTTTAAGAAAATTTCCGAACTTACAACATGCCCGTCAGGAAATTTCGGTGCATTCAGCACTCCTGACCTCATTCCTACTGTTCCAATTATTCCACTACTCATTCTAACCCTCCCTTTTAGGTCCAGTCTTGATCTACATAATTTATAACAATATCGATATCACAAGTCCCGCCTGCTTTAAAATTTAGCTCATCAGTACCATGAAGGACCAGGCGATCTGAAAACACAAATGTCTGATCTGCACCCAATGCCGTTGCCAGTGACACAATTTCGTAATCTGTACCTCCAGCGGATGGATCTAAAAACAATCCAAAAGTTTCTGCATTGCCTGCAGTCTCCGTAATTATAATTGAAAGAACGGTGTAAACATGATTTGCAACACCATCTAATATTTTAGTATCTGTTGTATCTGTGACAGTAAAAGTCCCACGCTTCAAAACTTCGCTGCCAGAACCGGACGGAATAGCCACTTGTTGCTCCTGTAAAATTGTTAATAACTAAAAACTAATGAAGAATGGAAACTGGTTTGAACCCCATTTCCTTTTGAATAAACTTTTTTCGTGGTTGACGTTTTAACATCAGATGCACATTCAATATCTCCTGTACCATTACAACTCAGTGTAATGTCACCATTTGCTGCATCTGTAATTACAATGGTCGATGAGGAACTTCCAGAGTTAGTTGATAAAATTAGGTCATACGCACCATTCGAGGTTAGTTTCCCGGTAGCACCCCCATTTCCTATTTGCACAAATCCGGTCCCATTGGGTTTAAGCGCAATATTATTATTAGAAGAAGATGTTGCAATATTAATTGCACCTGCAAAATTCGTTGCAGTAGTCAGAAAAGTGCCAGATTCTGCAGGAACATAAATCGTTCCTGAACTGCCGGATGCACCTGATGTACATGCAACTGTGACATAATCAGTATCTGCAGAATTATCATCAGAAAATTTAAACAGCAGCAGGTCTGCATGTGCCATTTTCCCATAGTCCGAATTTCCCTGATCCGTAAAAAAACTAAAGGATTTAGACGCATTTGCATAGACAACGCCTGCGTCTGTTGAAGTCATGCCAGAAATTGAACCACTGCCTGCGTTTACCGATGCACCAATTGTGACCTGGACTGCAGTTCCAGAGTTATTTCGCCAATATAAATTTCCGCTAGCCTGGTATAGTGAATATGAAGTCGTGGCTGCAGTTACACTACTATCAAATATTAAATTTTTGAGTTCCGTCGCACTGTTAGCATTAAACTCCAAGTCTGCATTTATAGAAATCCCGGCAGGATTGATCCGAACACCTTTATTAGTCGAGTGATCGTGACCATCCACTGCGTCCAGTGACGTGTTTAAGTCCGTGGCCCATTGCGGGCCTGCAGTTGTGCCTATACCTGGTTTTGCAATACTTGTTATATTCGTTCCTGCTGTTGCCATAGTTTTTTTAGAAGAAAAATATGTCTGCTGTTACAGTTCCGCCAGCCTTGAGGATTACTGTTGTTTCGGGAAAGTCATTTACAGTTGCACTTTCATATATAACCTGGGCTGCATTCTGTTTTAAAATTATCCATCCCTCCGGTGCTTGCTCTAACCCATGATCAACAATGGTGTCTGAAGTGATAATCTCAACATCCTGGACACGGTTGCCTGAAGCAAAAGGCAGTTGAAACAGTGGATGCAAGGCTGTTGCAATATAGCCCATCTGCTGATCTGTCTGCGCATTTCCACTTGCCAGTTGTGTAAATGAAATCCTGCTCATCCTGTTGCCGTATTCCAGAGTGAATTGTAATTACTTACGTCAGTGACCGTTGTTGGTTCACCAAGATCACGCATCTCTGATACTGCGATAATCCTGTCCTGGACCTGCTGCTTCAGCGCAAATAACGCGCTTACGTCTGCCTCTTCTTTAATAAGGGCAGAAATTGCTGTTGCGATGATTACAAATTCATCCCATCCACTGTAGAAGTCATACCTGCTTTCTATTGATCCAAAAACTGATGGATCTGCAAGACCTGCTGAATTAAGGTCAGTATTTACAGTTGCAGCTGCAACTGCAGTAACCGTTTGTGTTACGTTATAATCTGCTGCCAGGAAGTCCACACCATCTAATAAATCACCCACCTGAAGTGAATGGGTTCCAATGGTCCACTGGGTTGTAGATCCGCGCCCAATTGCAGTTGTTGTGTATTCCTGAAACTTCCTCGGTGAAGCAATGTAGTAAATCGTGACTGTATCACTGGCACTAGGTTCAGGATTGAATACTATTGAATTTGATTGAATGTGATAACGCATGTCAGATGCTACTGAATATAGTCCTCCCACATTACGTTCTGAAAAGTTGTATCGACGCAGGGGGACTTTTGCACCACCGGTGTTTAAGTCCACCCCACGTGATTTGTAGAAATCAGTTGGAAGATCATAAGTTGCAGTACCACTGACCAGGGAAATTGTGGATGATTTTAGAAAATAATCTTCACTGTTTGCGCTCGTTACAATGAGATCATACAGCTCTGCGTACCCTCGGTTAATCATCCTGCGCCACTC